CTTTGAAGTTGAAGAGCAAACATTGCTTTGGATTTGAGACTGTCGGAATATCGAGATATTATACAGCATTACAGGAGAATGTACAGGTGTCGGACGTTGTGCATATATGGGAAGACAGAAAAATTACAAGTATGGATATATGTATCCTGGAAGACGGACTGCAATATAAATGTGCATTTGTGCAACATGTGATGGATGACGGTCTTAAAATCACAAGAATCACTTTAGAACGGTTGAAAGAAGATTATGGAATTCTCTAAAATTTATATGGTTCGAGATGCTTTGAAACGGGTGATGGATGATGTATTCCACTACGAAGCATACGAGAAAAAGAATAAGTATATAGTCTGGCAGGAAGAGACAGAAGCGAATTCTCATGTGGCAGATAATAAAAAGGATATACAGGTCCTGCAGGGGAGTATTGATTATTTCACAAAAGAAGATGTGGATGAAAATGTGGATAAGATTCAAGTTTCACTGGAAACAATGGGGATATCTTTTCGTTTGAATTCTGTTCAACATGAAGAAGAAACAGGTTATATACATTTTGAATGGATTTGGGAGGTAAGCTGAAATGGCTAAAATGTCTGTACAGGGACTGGATGAATATGCATTAAGATTATCGAATCTCAGTAAAAATACAGAACAGATAGTAAGACAGGCAGTATATGAAGGTGCAGGAGTTGTTGCGGACAGTATAAAAAGCGGATTGAGGCAAATACCTGTAGATAATGGACGAGGTACAGAGGACAGAAAACTTCATGGAGTAACGAACAGACAAAAAGCAGATTTAATAGATGCATTTGGATTGGCACCTATTGAGAATAGAGATGATTATATTCAGACAAAAGCTGGATTTTCCGGATATGGAAAAACAAAGTCTAAGAAATATCCAAATGGTTTACCGAATGCCTTGCTGATGCG